TACCTCCTTCTTATTTCTCCGCAGCTTTCACAACCGCACCCGGTCTGAACTCTGCGTTTGCAATGCCATTATCAGTTTCTCCAAGGAAAATAGCATTTACTTCCACCTTGGTTGCTGTATCTGCAGATGTTGTGAACTTTCCTGCCTCATCACCATCCGTAATTAAGTAAACCTTCTCCTTGTATGCAGGTTTAGCTGCTGCTCCAGTCTGCACCCAAATTCTTCCAAAATGAAGGCAGCCTACTGTACGCTTGCTGTTGATGGAAACATTGTTATCCATATCCTTTTCCACCATAACAGAATTGTGTACTACAACACCCTCAAAATCATCAGACGTTGCACCTGTTGCCGGAAGTTTTACGTCAGTGCCTTTATTTGTTCCAACGACAACACCAAGGCCAAAGGCAACACCATCACCTTCCGCCTGTCTTGTTGTAACATCATGGGCCGATAAATCAAACAGCCCGCCGGCCACTCCTTTAGGAAAGCCAAAGCCATAACTTGTCTGTACTGCTGTGTTCATTACTTTCTACCTCCTGTCATATTCGCAATCATTTTCTTACGAGCAGATGTTGAATTGCTAACCTCTTTTGCATCCTTGCGGACCTTATCAGCTGCAATTCTCTCTCTCTGATCATTAGTGCTCTTTCTCTCATGGAATGACTGCTTTGCAATGTCATAAGCTGCATTGATATAGCTGTCACTCTTTCCATCAAGATTCATCTTCGGATTAACTGCCTTGATAATGCGTTTTCTTCCTTCTCTTACCGAAAGTCCCTCAACTCCATCAAGGTTTAATCGGTCAGCCATTCGGCACACATCAAGGCGGTCCTGAATAATTTTATCCACAGAATCCATGTTTACTCCTTTCTGTTTCTCCGGATCGCATTCTGCACCCGCTCCCTCATCATCCGAATCTGTGTTTTCGTCTGTAGGAGCAGTTTCATCTTTCTCTCCAGTATCTTCTCCTTCATCACCATTCATATCGCTCTGAGCCTGCATCTTGTCAATCTCCTGTAAGAGAGTATCAAGATCTGCTTTCTGCTCTGCAATAATATCCTCTGGCGACATACCATCACCCTCGGCATCTCTGCGGTCAATATTCTCCTTGACCTTTTCAACGGGTGTCTTTTCCGGTTCTCCATTTTCCTCCGGATTAGCCGCTGGTGTTTCCTCTGGATTTTCTCCATCAACTCCCTCACCAGTTGCCTGATTTGCGGCTTTCTGAGCCTTGAATAATGCAATAGCAGCTTCCATCTCTTCTGGTGTAAGCTCTTCGCCCTCATCAGCTCTGCGGCCTTTTGAATTAGGTTTGTACATAATTACTTTGCCTCCTTTTAAGATTTGTGTATCATCATCCTTGCCATCGATATTCAAGCGGGCAGTTTCTCCCGCTCTTGCTTCTCCGACAAGTGCAAGATGATTGATTTCGATATTTTTCTGAATACAATCGTATTTCTCTCCGTGATATACTCCCGGAGTATCATCAGTATCAAGGCTGTATCCAAGGGATAACTCTTTCAATCCGCAACTTTTCAAAGCATTTGTATCATGAATAATAATCTCACAGCGAACGCTATCTCCATCCCTGTATCCTTCACTCATAATTGTGCCTATCTGTTCTCTGCGGACATTCTCCTTATCCACTTCTCCAGCATCATGTGTAATGATGATTGGTTTGCCCTTGTAACTCTCCAACGATTTCTTGTCAAAGACATCCTCAGGCAATCGGAGTTCCCTCCGTGTGCTTCCATCATCATTCTTATACTCAAATATGCCACATGTAGTCACAATTGGGTGATCTACAAGATAGCCTTCATCTGTGTAATAAGTCTGATCCATGGAAATGCTGTCAATTCGTTTCAGCTTCACTTTCTGCACCTCCTGCTTTCTGTCACTTTTTCAATGCAACCACTTCCTTTCAAACTGGCAAATCCAGATTATCTATATCAAACACCGGAATTGCGCAACACCGGCATTGATAATCCTGTCCAGGATGGCATTTTCTGCCATTTCCTACATCTGGCGGATTGTCCCAGCTGATTATCTTTCCTTCCAGCTCTCTATGGCTTTTCCGCTCTCGTCTATCCATTACTCCAGACCATTCATACTTTGACACACCCGCATCCCTCTGTTGACTCTCCGTAATATCTGCATTAAGCTTCGCTGTCTGGTCTCTGGCTATTAGTTTTGCATGACGCTTACTCATTCCATATTGGCGCTGAATTTCTCTTACGATATTCGTTGTGGTTGAACCTTTCATATAGCTTTCATAAACCAGTTCCTTCATCCGCTCAAGAGATTGATTAGGAACCGTCTTTATTAAGTCCACATTGTCAGACACCCACTTTTCCAATATCTGTGCGTAATATTCTCCAGAATAATAGTCATCAAGCAAATCAATACCTAATGTCTTACTTACTGCTTTTTTCCATTCCCGAACTGTGAGTTTGTGATCAAGGTTGGCAATTCTATTTATCTGCCTTTTCAAATCATAAAGTCCAAAGGCACTATCAAGCTCTCTCTGAATAGCCTTAAAAAGAATTGTAAGACGGACTATTGTATTATCCAAAGCTGAAAAACGAGCTGTCCTGCGTTTCTTCTCGTTATCTTTCTTGGAATCAGTATGCAGCTGTGTACCATCATTGAGTATTTGCTTAATCTCTGGTATATACTTCATAAGCACTTCTTTCTCAATGGTCATATAGGCATTTATCAATCTTACATACTCTCTTTCTGCACTGTCAGGATACTTGGGTCTGTACTTGCATCGGATAATCTTTTTCCCCTTATTCCGCTCTTTTAATTCAGACCGCAACAGTTCTTTTCTCAATCTTTCATCCAAACTCTCACCTTCTCTCATTGCCTCTTATTCGGAAATTAGCTTATAATCGTCTATTTGACTGTTGACACTAAAAAAGCCCCATAATGCCACAATTAGCGGCACTACAGGGCAAAAGAAAAGAGCCTCACGCTCAGCAAGGCTCGTATCTTATATTCCAAGTTCATCCAAATACTCAATAATATCGGATGATGTTCTCTCTGGATTCTCTTTGATGAAATCAATGACACTTTGAATGTCCTCTTCATCCTGCTTTTTCATTGTACAGTTTATTCCATACACAAAGTCATCGTATGTGTCTGAGACATTTTCAGTCAATTCCTTCAATTCAGCTAATAACTGTTCTTTCATAGGACAACCTCCTTAATCTGTGGATTCCTTCATGTATATTTCGTAATCATCAAAGCCATGGTTTCTGAATCGATATACATAAGCTGGGCTATCTGGCTCATTTGAATGCGTCCTTATATAGCAGCTCGACTTACCCTTATACTTTGCGTGATACACATTATTTATATCATGCGCCACCTTCGCCTTTTCCTTTGCAGTCATTGGCAAGGACTGGGATTTCTTTTTCTTAGAGCCGCTCTTTTCATTCTTTTTTCCGCTACCCTTTGGGTATCTTCCGGAGCCAGGACCTCCATCTGCTTCCATATTACTTTGACTTACCTCAGCTGTCAACCGAATTTCATCCAGTTGCCTTAGAAAGTCCTCAAGTGAAAGTCTAAACGGAAGGAATAAGTCCATGTCAAGAACACTTCCTACATCTTCAAAACGGGCATCTTCCATCTCTGTATTAAAGCATATTGGATTTCCATAATACTCTGTGCATAGAAAAACCTGCGAAGGACAATATTGTTCGGACATACCAGAAATCAAAGTTACTGGAATTATATTTGCTATATTGATGCCAAATTCTTCCCTTGTTTCTCTTATAGCTGCATCTTCCGATGTTTCCCCTATTTCAATATGTCCTCCAGGTCCACACACAAGTCCATTGTCTTTCCTTGTGCCAACAAGCACTTTCCCATCTTTCACAACAATGACACCGCATCCGGTAGGAATAGTTGTATCCGTTGCTGAATCAGTTTCAGTTTCTTCCTGTTCCTTTGGTGCTTTTGTTTCTGCAGACAATGCTGTATTCGATGTTTCGGCTGATTCATTGGCATTAACCGGAGCATCATCTACCATAGCCTCCCAATCGTCTTCATCATCCAGAATATCATTAACAGTAAATTCTCCGTTCTCTGCCAATCGCTTTCTGACTTCCGAAGCATCAAGAGCCTGCATATCGACATAAACCTGTGCGGTCTGTGCCTTTGTAAGTTCAGTTGCCGCCTTCGTCTGATCAACCCCAGCCTGTTCCGCTTCACTCAGGTTCCAAAGAGGTTTAAATTTCAGTGTATAATCCGGTATTTCCTCGAACTCGCCTTTATACTTTCCGGCTATCAAGATAATATCAATCAGCACTCCAAGATTTCTTTTGAGGTTCAACTTCTGAATCTTATTCACATAGGAGTAATAGTTCTCCATATCTCCCTCTCCGGTGGAGTTTTCGCCGGCTGGTGACCTTCCAAAGAGCTTCGTCTGTGGGATGTTTGTTACTGCCGAAAGCATATTGCATGTCGCATCGATAATATCCTTTACTCCGGAAAATGTCACAGTCTTATAATCGTAATCTTCTCCGTTCGCATCAATAGCTATAGAATTGATGATGCCTTTCGCCATATCAATTATACGCAATCTTCTAAGAACAATATCCTCGCCCTCGTCTGTTTCCAGAAGATTGGCAAGGTCATTCATCTTGTAAATTGCCTGTACCGCCCTATCAAGCAGTTTAACTCCATTTCCATGCGATGTAACAGTTTCCTGCAAGGCTTTATGTATTCTCGTGTACTCCGGCATTCCAAAGAACCGATACTCGGTTCTTGAACTTGACTGCGGCAGAGTTCCATTCTTGAACAATAGGCACCTGCTTTCGTGTACACGAAACTGCTTGCCATACATTGGAGATACATCGTAGAATTCAGGCTTTCCAAATTTCGACCATTTACCGGTCTTTGGATCGTGATTATATATGCTGTTGTAATCTGGTGTAATCAAAGGTCTTTCAAACACAAGCAGTTCATCAATCCCTCTGATGTTATCCCAATCAACAGGTTCATCAATCTGTTTGCCATCATCAATAATCATAACCATAAGCGATCCGCCATAAAGTCTCGACCATTTGATAGCTGTAGAAGCTGCACCCTCAAAGTCCAACTCGTCAAGAGAATCATTTATAAATGTTTCCAGGTCAACATCATTTACACCATATTCAAATCCACTACTAACAGCATCATCAGATGGGATATCTATTATCTTAGCGAACAATCCGTTTTCCTCGTAGTTCAGTGTGAGTTCCACATCTGTTACAGGATCATCACTCTCAAAACGATACTGCTCTGACACATCATCTTGAGTACCATACTTATTCATCAGATTCTTATATCCATCTGCTCTGCTTTCTTTCTCATTGTCCTGCATTTCCTCACCTCCTAATCTACGAGACTTCCGATATTGAATGTCTTTTTCTGGTAGCAAGACAGTGCAACTGCATCTGCTCTATCCGGGGAATCAATTCCTCGTTTCTTCATTTCCTCTTTGCTTTCAAGCAGCATCTTCCCCCTGCTCGTCAGCCTATATTTCCTGCAAGTAAACTGAGCGACAAGCTCATTGTCATTTTCCAGACTTACTTCCTCCATCATCAAGGCATCTTTCACTGTGCCCCAAAGATATGTTGTCATATTGTCGTAAATATCACAGGCTTTCTGTTTCCCATCACCAAGTGTTTCTTCCGGAACTTTACCTGCGGCATTAACCGGAACAATTACCATTCGTGTGAGCTTTTCTTCCTGCTTTACTTCCTCAAGGCGGTCTGTAACTCCGCCGCCAAGGCCGCAATCATCAATGTTAATGTATATCTTCCCTCTGTATCGTGGGAACTCTGTTATAGCTTGCCTATAGAGCTGCACAATCTTTCCAACTGTTGTCATAAGACTTTGCCCTCTGAATGATACAGGAAGCGTTATTCTTCCTCCTACGTTCTTAGCAATAACTGTTTCATCCGAGCCATATCTCGCAACATCCACACCGAATGATATTCGCTTAATAGGAACATCGTCTGGCAAATCCAACATGCAGCAATGCTCTACTATGGAAAGGGCTATAAACACATCATCTTCCTGCTTTGGAAATTCTCCGAACACACGGACAAGAACAACATTACTGTCTTTCCCATATTTCCGTATGAGAGATTCGATATTCTGTTTGTTGGTCCTCTTGCTATCTGCCGACGATACCGTATGGCACCTGTATATCGACCTATCCACATTGAAAGCATCGTAAAATGTTCCAGATGTTCTTGTAGGGTTTCCGCACATCAGCAGCTTATTGTTTGCACCAGAAAGAGTACCGAGTATTGCTTCCATGATAGGATCTGCAACACCAGAAGCTTCATCAACAATGAACAGCATATTATCTTCGTGAAAACCTTGCATATTCTCTGGCTTTGTAGCAGTCCTAGCTACGGCAAACCAACGCTTTTCGTTGCCAACCATATAAATATAGGTCTTCGTCCATTTGAGGATGTCTGAGAGCAAAGGAGACTTGCTCATCCACTTGCTGACTTCGGACCACAATACATCGTGCAACTGCTGTTTGGTAGGAGCTGTTGCAACAATTCTCGGATAGGGATAGCAGCATAAAAACCACAGCAAAGCAACAGCTTCCATACCTGTTTTTCCAACACCCTGTCCAGACTTGATTGCAACCTTCGGGCTTTCTGCCAAATCCATCAAAGCTTGTTTTTGCCAATCATCAGGCTCAAACAGCAATACCTCTTGTGCAAATAGCACCGGATTTTTCCTGTATATTGGGATTTTCTTCTGGAAGAATTTTCTTCGTAATGTCCGTGAGTTCTTATTCATCTTCGCTCACTTCCTCTCCCAATACAGCTGCAATCCAATCATCAACCGCATCGTTGCCAGCACTTTCACTTTCAAGTCTTGCCTTTTCTATGCGATACTTGGACAACGCTTCAATAGCCTTTGTCTTTTTGCTCTGCACAGTAGAAAGTTCCTGTTCCAGCCTCGCTATGATCATATCCTTATTAGCTGTGTGTGTTTCTATATTATAGGACTTACCCGGAAGAATTTCTTTATTATCAACCTTCTCCTTCTGGCGCCTATCGTACTCTGCCTCTTCCTCTTGGTCTTTAAACGAGCGTTTTGACTCGCTTCGGTTCACATCCATTACCGCAACCTCTCCTTTTTGTTCGCGGTATTTATTGATTGCTTTAAGTATTCTTCGCTCTCTAATCGAAAAAAGCTGTATCTGTTCCATCAGTTGAAGCTCTGTATCTTCTGGAATAGACTCAAGAAGTTCCTGCTCATCTGAATCCAACGCATCCATAAATACAGGAACATAACCACCATGCTTTGTTCTGTCTGGTGGAGGGTTCGGATTTGGATTGCCAGAACCGCCTTTTGCATTCTGATTTTTGGGTTGACCTCCCCTCTTTTTCTTTTGCAACGTTGCACTTTTCTTCTCATTTTTTTTCGCAACGTTGCACTTGTTTTTTTTTGAGGCTTTTCCCCATCCGTACCGGTTCTTCCAGCTGCGGACTGTTCCGTCTGAAACTTCCAGTTTCTTAGCAATCTCAACCATTGCCATACCATCATTGAATAGCTTTTCAGCTTGTGTTACTTTCTCGCTCGGTGCTCTCGGCATATCACCACCTCTCTCCTGTTCGTTTTGCAATCGTGGACGCACAAAAGGGAGGGTGTATGCCCTCCCGTGTGTCACTCTCACGAATATTTATTGTTTTAACATTAAATCTTCGTTATAAACTCTGCTTTTGAATAACCTTGATTTGGTTTAATCATCATATTCAAAAAGTCCTCTTTGGAGAAGTCCGATAATCGGAATATTTCTTCTGGTCTCATGCCAAGCTGCTTACCGATTTCTTCAACAGATTTCCCCTCTCCCATAAGCTCTTTAACAATCGCTTTCATAGGTTCAAGCAAATGTGTACCTCTTGCCCTGTTGTGGGTTACAGTACCGTAAATATTACCGGCTTTATCCTTATGTTCTACAATTACAACAGGAACCTTGCCTTCAAGCATTGATTTCAGAGGTTCTTCTCCCGCAACAGTCCATCGGTGGAAACCATCAATAATCGTGAAATCTGGTCTCACAACAATTGGTAATGTCCATCCATTGGTTAATATGGATTGCTTCAGCAATTCCAAATTCTGTTTTGACACTTTATTTGGGTTGTAATCGTTTGGTTTTACCATGTCCCTGTCTACCCATTGGAGAGTAGAAAGCGGGCTACTCAATTTCTTATCCATTTGTCATGCCCTCCTTCTTTTTGGCTTCTGTAATGTATTTACCATAGATTCTCTGATATAAAGCACGATAGGAACGCAGCTTTGGATCACCAGAAATAAGCCCTTCATATATAGCCTTGCAATCCTTATTGTCCGCAATAGCAGAAACACTCATAAAAAAGTTCCTGTATCGTTCAGCAACATATCTCTTGTGCTTTGTTTGGAAATTTCCGTTCATGTCTGAAAACAATTCCAAAAGAGCCGCTTTATAATCTTTCTCAGCCATTCCTTTCTCATTTTGTTTTCTTGCAGCTGTGCTCCTACCAAACATCTCACTATCCCAATATAAGGCTGCGAGATATGCGTTAGGTTCCCGTCTTACTATCCGTTCCATAAGGTTCGGATAATACTCATTCATTTTGACAAGACTCTTTGCCGTGTCAATCGAAAAGAACTGTGATACTCTTAATTGTCCTTTTCGTGTCCCAGACTGCCATAAGAACAGGTATATTTCCGGTATATCAACCTTTTCTCGAAGGAGGTAAAGCCATACATCATTATTGGTCCAATCGTATATCGGAAAGACCTGGTGCTTATTTGTCATTGTCTTTCCAGCTTTAAGCATAGTTGCAATATTTTGCAATCTCTGCACGGATTCCGCTGTCCTGATTCCAGTAATTGTTATTCCTCCGCTGCATATTCTTGGAAGAAAATCCTGATATGCATCAATACGAGGTCTTAACAGCGGATGATTTCTGATTGCGAATGATGGTGGCTGTCTTACCCAAACGTCTTTTTTATATCTGTCCCAACAAATAAAAGTTTCATCGTTGGACAACTCATTAAAGCAGTTGTAGTGTTTTACTTCTAAGCAATACCACTCAAACTTTGCTCCAATTAGCATAAATTTCTTTCGCCATTCTTTCACCTTATCTTCCATGCAAGGGAAAATGGCTTCCTCGTCTATAAATTGTACAGTAAGCTGTGCCGGATTGATTTCCCCTGCCTGTACAAGCTCCATAACAAGCTGTGCCATACAAAGGCTGTCCTTACCACCGCTGAAAGACATATACACCGGCAATCCGTTTTGGAATACATTTCTTATACGGATTTTGGCGGCCTTTACAATATCTATACTGGATTCACACCTCTTTATAGCCATATTTTCTCCCCGCATTTCGGACAGATAACAAATTTCTTTACTTCGGTGGTATCTTCACTGTCCTCTGGCATTTCCTGTTGTGGCTGAGCAATCGGCTGCGGTGCTGGTGTTGCCTGCTCCGCCTCCGCTTTTTGAATCTGCTGTTCTTTTCTCTCTCCACTTTCTTTAATGCTCTGGATTTCTTCATCATCCAAAGTGCCATACTCGGAGAGCTTTTCTGTAACATCCTCTGCCTCTGACACCATCTGCTTTAATATGTCTTCATCAAAGCCCGGGATATCAAGGTCGCCCTGCAGGTCCTCTAAAAAGCTATTGAGTGTATCGAGATTTTCAATACCTAAGCTGAAAATCTTGTTGTCTGCAATCATCAGCTTCTTTTTCTGATTTTCAGTAAGGTTGTCATACTTATAAACATCAGCTGTTTCTTTTCCCATGGCAATCAATGTTTCATACAAACCATTTCCTGCCAAGATTACATTGTTTTCGTCAACAACAATCGGACGGATCTGTCCGAACATTTTGACACTTCTTTGGAACTCTTTCAGCTGTTGCTCCGTATGAATTCTGACATTCTTTTCTGGCTTCACGAGGTCCACCAGCTTCATTGTGATAATTTCCATCTTTGTTTCCTCCTGTATTTTGATTGGAGGAACAAATCCGTATGATATATACGCTATCTGCAAATAGCAAAAGACAGCACTTGCAATCTTTTGTCTGCAAATGCTGTCAAGTGTCAGCAACTTATTTTATTGTCTTTAAGAATGCTTTTGCACTCTCAAAATATTCTGCCGCCTCAATTACTATGGAGCTGTCAATCTCATAGATTTCACTCCAGGCATTCTCTGTACTTCCTGTCCATTGCCTTGCTGGCCAAGGATGCGTTCCGCATAGATAGCCATTTTTCCAATCATATATAGGCGGCATAGCCAAATTATAATAATGGATATATGCCAAAACCTGCTCATGCGTCCAATCTGACAAAGGGCTATATCGTGTAACCCCTTGGCTGTTGGTGTAGATATTGTCACCTTTTCCAACATAATTCCCATCAGCCCTTCGTCTTCCAAGAAGGAGCATATCGAGGTTGTTTTCTTTGTAGTATTTTGCCTGTCCTCTATGTTGAACAATATGGAACCATTGAGCTGCATATTTGCTATCCTGTGGGAAAAGCATGTGTGGATGAGTAACAAGCCACTTAATATCCTGTCCTGTATTGATAATGGACAATTCCGGAGGCTTATTATCCTCAACCCATTGCGTAAATGCTTTATACTCCAAATTGCTGATTACGAGGACGCAGGAGCTTATTCCTGCCCGACGGCAAATTTCTCCAAGCACAAGGGAATCTTTTCCTCCGCTCCATGCGTAGGCAGCTTTCTTTCCTTTCGTCTTAGCTTTTATATCCTGTATGGTCTTATCTACAAGCTGATTCAACTCTTTTTTGGTTATCAGCTGTTCGATTTTGTCAAAAGTTTCTATCCAGTCAGAGTTTTTGATTCGCTGCTTTCTTCCGAGTACGCTATCCATTCTCTGTACCCCTCTTTCTGCTTACAATCAAAGCGACTGTTCCGGATAACAGGACTGTCAAAAGACTGCCTGCTGTCTTATAAGCTGCAGTTCCTGTGATATTTCCATAAGCAAATACAGGAAGTCCTATAATCAGTGCGGTCGCAATGCCAGTAACAACACCTTCTGGTTTGAGCTTTACTCCCTTTAATGTAAATATTGTTGGGAGAAGCGTTGCTGCTCTGAGTGTGCCATACATTAAAAACAAATGCGTAACTGTAAGCCCTGGGATATTGGCAACTATAATTCCTATTACCAACAGCGCAACCATGGCAATCTTGGTCTTTCCGAGTGTATTCTTTTTGAATATGTCTGTTGTGAGGGATGATATTGCACACAGATTACTGTCAATCGTAGATAATAATCCAGATACAATCATAAATAAAAATGGGATTACCGCCCAGCTCGGAAATAACTCTGAAATGAGTTCAAAGTTAATCACACCTGTATCAATTGCCGTATATCCCATTCCAGCTCCGACAAACCCAAGGATTCCCATTGACAATGGCACCATGCCAAATAGAATTGCTCCAACAAAGAAAGCCCTTCCTATTCGATTTTTCTTTACACAAAATGCTCTCTGCCAAAAACATTGGTCGCCAAATGGTCCTGAGATAAGACCAACTGTTGTGGGGAGTCCAAAACCAAGAAATATCTCTATACCTTTTGCAGAGAAAAGAGAGCTACACTCTCCTGTATATCCGCCAATTCCTGCGAACATATTTTGAAGGCCACCACCATTCTTAATGCCGAAAACTGCAAAGCAAACGCTTGCGATCAACATAAAGACCATCTGTATAGAATCCGTCAGTATCGAAGCCTTTATTCCAGAGAACTGTGAATACGAATAAGCAATCACAGCCATGATTACTGTCATGATCCAGAATGGAATGCCTGTCAGCATACTTAATATTTTGCTTCCTGCCAATAACTGGACTCCTGTAGATAATGCCGATAATGCTCCAAGCTGAAACAGGTAAATATTTTTCACCGATTCAGATTGATATTTCTGGTGCATATATCCAGACAGTGTGATTCCTTCCGGCATTTCTTTTCTTATTCTCCTAGCAAACGGAATAAAAAATATGAGACAAAGCACATTAGGTACCAGAAACCAAAACAGCCCTGCAAAGCCTTTGGTATAAGCATTCTCTGTTGATGTAAATAGTGCAGGTGCCCATATCCATGTAGCTGCAATGCTTAATGCAGATATAAACCATCCTGTATTTCTATTTCCAACACAAAACCTTTCGACGCTTTTCTCTTTGTTTGTCATAAGTACTGTTGCCGCAATCATAATTACCGCATAAGCAGCCAGCACCATAATTGTGTAATTCATTATTTTCCTCCAATCAATATTATTCTGGAGGAGCAGGTGCATTTCCTGTTCAATCGTCTCTCCTTTCTCGGAAAGTTTGCATCAAAAAAGAAGCCTGCAACAACTCTGCAGACTTCCCCGACGTTCGATTTAGAATTTTACAAATACGATTTTGCCATTTATAAGCTGTGATGTCAATGTAATTATTTTGTAGACGGTGGCTTTATCGTACTTTCAATCCGTCCACCCCGAATATAAGAGCGGTCAATCTTTCCTCCGCAACTCTCAAATCGGAATACACATTTTCCTTTGACATATTGTGCTTTGCTGCAATCTCTTTTACAGTAAGAACCGGTTCTGCCATGTACTTATCCCAAACCACCTCGTATCTCCTGCGGTCTATATCCTGGTTCGGAGATTTTTCGCAATAGGCATCATACAAGCCAAACATCGTCTCGATATGCGAAACGATAATAGCCGTTCTGGTTGCACTTCTCTTGATGCTTTCAATGATCACCTCATTGTCATAAAGATTCATCATTGATTCCAAGATATCCAAAGCCGATTCCTCCATCTGTGTTCGCCCGAAAACTGAGTTTTCCGCATGTTCTTTGAGCATGTGATAATTACGCAGGAGCAGCTTTGTATTCCTCAATCTTCTGTCTGCCCGTTTTCCCTGCTCCTTTTTTCTTTCCTGCTCATAGGTTTTTAATGCTTCCTTTGCTCCAATTTCAGCTGCATTTGCACAAATATCCTTCAATTGTTCTGGTGTAAGAGCTATTATACCTTTTTCTGCTCTTTCTTCTGTTGACTGGCTGTCCATGCTGTCGCCCTCCTTCTTTTTTATTTCAAATTCATAACGAATTATGATATAATCTAACTGTCTGTTGGGAGGGGTGCGAAAGCACTCTCCTTTTACTTTTCATCTGCTTTTATAAAATCCTCAATCGACATTTGCCCTGGTATTTCATAATATGGGAAATCGTCTGAAGCAGTACCTGTTTTTGAATCTCCATCACGGATCCGCATACTGGTACCGAACACTCTCTTATAACATACCGGTCCGTATCCTACTTCCTTGCTTTGTTGGCTTCTCAATTTTCTTCCGCATTCCATACAGACTGCCATCAGAAATCACCTCCCTCAAAGATAAATACCTTATGTGCCGGTAGTCTCTTGTCCTTAAAATCTTCCCAGTGCATATATGCCCCAGAAGCTAAACAGGATGCCGAGTATTCCTCAATCTCCTTATCATTTTTAAGCCACACACAATGACCTTCGACATGTTCCTTTATTTCCTCCAGAAGTTCATTTTCCATAAGTGTCTGTATTATCTGCAAGGTAACTTCCAACCACTTCTCCGGAGTAAATTCTCCTATGTTGGTCTTGTAGAATTCCTTAAACACATTTTTCTGTCTAGTATTTCCAAATCGTGTAGTGTATGTAGTTCCTGTTGGCTCGCTCCTGCCTATTCGATGATGTATTGCATAGTCTGAAATGCAAACTATCTTCATGTCTATCATCACCTCTTTTCTTGTCTCTCATTTAGCTAAACAACCACGAATCGTATCCATACAAATTTTTTGATTTGCTTCTCAATGTAATGCTCTCGTCAGTGCAGCTTCTCTTCACAGCTCTTCTCATACCTCTTGAAGTCCGTCTTTTTGCATATCTCTTTGTTTTTGGTCCTATCAAATGATTTTTATGATACATTCCCATAGTCATCCTCCACCTCCAGCCTGTCTGCAATAAGCCGAATAACATCTGCCATAATTGTTCGTTGGTCACTATTTTTTTGAACAACCTGATTAATCTCAATATCTGGAATTGATATCTCAATATCATTTAAAAATTTATTGACCATCTGTTTGCTCTCTTCCACTGTAAACGGCGACATTTCATACTTTTGGGAACATCTACTCACAAATGCTTTATCTAAAATATCTAATCTATTTGTAGCCGCAATAACCACAACATCATTTGCAAGTTTGTCAAATTCCTGCATTAAAGTAACTGTAACTCTACCAATTTCCCGGTCTGCTCCACTTGAAGTTCTTTCTCTATTACAACTTATAGTATCAACCTCGTCCAACATAAAAACGCAAGGATTTGTAGAGGCATAGGTAAATGCCTGTGCAATGTTCCGAGAAGTAACCCCCATGTAACTATCCACAACCTTTGAAAAATTCAAATAGCAAAAAGGCAATCCCATTTTGTACGCTATGTACTTTCCGAACATTGTTTTACCTGTCCCAGGCGGTCCATAGAGTAGAGTTGCATTTTTGTATGGTATCATCAGTTCCATAAGTTTTCCGCTAACCTTAGCCAGTCTGAAAATATTTTTTGCAATGATTTCCTGTCGTTCTGTCATATAGTAGCGATTCTCTTTGAACGACAAGGAAACATCTTCGCAAACAAGAATATCTTTTAGGCTTCCCGGAAGTTCTATCATTCCTGCTCCCTCCGATGTGAGGATGTTCTTATATCTGGTCACAAATCCTTTGTTTTTTTGAGTAGTGTCCGCATTCAATGCAGCCACCGCCCACTTTCTGGCTTCCCTTATATCATTCTCGGCAATTGACTTTATTAAGTTCTGTTCGTAGTTTCCTAATCCCATCACAGTCCCCTCTCTTTCAGCTTTCGGTCAATAATGGGTACAAGCATCCTTACTGAGCATTTCATGTGTAAAGTAGTTGGAGCATCCACAATTTTACGGAGCATATCATAGTACACTTCCTCTGCAGATAAATCCTTAGCATATTCCTCTGCCTGTTCCCTCGTTTGCTCTACTATCTGAATACCTTTACACTTCTCTGAAATTTCATGTATCAGTTCTACAGCTCTGCTCGTAAACACTATTTCGTTATTATCTACTACTGGCTCTTCCAGCAACTTTTCCATAAGTTCATCTATCATTGTCTTTCCTTTCTGCATTTACTGCTTTCTCATATCCCAAGCACCTCATAAATCGTTCTGGTTTTCCACAGGCTTCATAATGTTTGCAGTCAATGCACACATTTTCTTTCTCATGTTTTTCCATCAAGAGGCTTCCCCACCTTCCGCAGTTTCATTTGCACTTTCCGCCCTGTTATTCCATACCTTTGCAGCCCTATCTTTGCACTCTTCAATACTGGTAATAGTATCGTCTTCATGGTTCATATCAGGACAATATCCCTCGGTTCTCGCACCACATTTTCTACACTGACACCAAATAGTGAACCCGTATTCCTTATTGACAGCCTTCATTGCTGCCCTCCCGCCACAAAACGGACACGTTTTAAGTTCTATACTCATAATCTTTACCTCACAATTCTAAATTTTTTCCTATTCTGCCTTGCATGATAATCATCTATCACATATTCATGGCATTCCTCTCTTTCCATATTTTCGGGACTTTCTCCATCAAAATTATTGCATATATCGCAAAAGAAACACGGGTGCCAGTCGTATGGCACTTCTTCCGGATTGACAGTAAGGCTCTCTGCATTATTGATACACGACCTGCATAAACAGTAGTAACATGGATCCACCATCGGAACTCTCTCTTGCTTATGTTCCGATGGCTTTTCCTCTGTTATATTCATAAATTCATCAAATTTCAGTTGTCCATTCATAGTTACTCATATGTTGGCTCCGGCTTTGTGTCCGAATAGACATAATCTTCATCGCCCAACTCGTCAGCAATAATTCTGACATCTGCTCTCTGCAGCTTTAAGAGCAATAAGTCAAACTCATCCAGATTTCTAAGGGAATTCAGATTCGGGTTTGTATCTACTCTTATTTCCCATCCATCCTTTCTATCTCTATTCCACTTAGAGAGACGTATTGTTCTGTTGAGTTCCTCCTGCTGTTTCTCTTCATCCACTGTAAAATCAATAGTGGCATATTTGAATGAACTCCAGATTCTCTCACGATCCTCCTCAAATTCAAAGAAAGCAGTCATTGCCTCATACTCTGGCGACTCATCCCATTCAACTTTTCTGCCATAGGTATCCATATTTCTTGCGACAAACTTTTTGTATTCCTTAAACAAATCCGTTAATTTCATTTCTGTTATCTGAGGTTCTTTCATCAAATACTGGAAATTTTCCAACATTTGCTTATTATCCATAAGAACAGATTTATTAACTATTTCCGTAAGAACTGTATCTAATTTTACTATATAGGCAGACATATCATAGTTTTCAATAAACGGAACTAAAACCTGCTCAACTCTTTCTTTGACCGCCTTTTCAAGCTTTCCATAATTAAATGAACTAGCTATTGCTTTTTCTATTCCATCCGTCACCTTTTCTCTAATAATCTGGTCAACAGTTCCATCCGATAGGATTTCATCTGTGATTCTCTTAATATCTTCATCAAAATTTGCCATACTATTTTCCTCCTAAATATCTATAATATTCGATTGCTGGTTTTATAGCTTTTTGTACACCTGTAAGCACATTTGCCAACCCTGTCTCTATATCCCGAACGTCAATACCATTCATCTGACAAGCTATAGCCAGTCTCATTTTATCTTCATCTGGAGCTTTGCACAGTGCTTCGTGAATCTGTTCTTTTGTCATAATATGCCTCCTAAATTTCATTTTAGGCTAAACCCTAAATACAAATCCCCTGCAGTAAGGTTCATCATCTTCATAAATCACAAATGTTTCATGTTCTATTGGAACATCATATGTCCATGATATTATCTTTCCGTTCTTATCTTTCTCTTCACACCATTTTGCAGTAAATCCGAATACATCCGAACGCTCACAGTTGTGTACTATTCCACCATTAGGAATAGCCTTAACATATATTTTGCCACCTTCCCAGCAATCCCCCTCATCTGTTATTGCTCCCTCTAATTCAACCAGGTCATCACTTGCACCTGTAACAATTACAATTCTGTTATCTTTGGCAAGCTGTAATTCTTCTTTGGTAAACATTCGATAGTCATATTGTCTTCCATCAATTAAATTCGCAAATTCTTTTAATTCCATTGTCCTTCCTCCATCACTCTTAGTTATGTGTATCTCTAAAATTCTCCACAGCCCACTTATTACCGGTTGCCTGCACCTTTGCTCTGATTCTCTCCTGTGGTGTAGAGCCTCTTCCAACACACGCAAGTATGGACTTTCTTACCGAACTTCCCTCGGTCAGCCCTGCATCATCCAGTGCCTCCTTTGTTCCGCACTCATCACATATCATTGTCTTGTTGTCTGCTCTCGACAGAGCCAACAGTCTTTTTACCTCTTTTCCGCATCTTGGACACTTCATATTTTCTCTCCTTTTTGGTGTGATTTTCGCACTATGGCAGTGTGTATATGAGACTCTATTTTTTTGTTTGTCGGTTTATTGGTTCGTACATTATCACCCTATTATCTGTAGGATTCCATTTACACATAAAGCAAGGTGACTGCACATATATACTTTCATTTCCGTAACGATTATTTATATACCTTTTGTTTTTACAATCTTTACAGCGTGGCATTTTTCTGTCCTTTCTGGTATGATTTCCGCACCAATGGTCTTTGCGATATGCACCCATGCAGTAATTTTCATGGGTGCAGCTGTTACACATCTCCTTTGGTGTCATTCCTGGATAGCCTCAGGATCCTGCGGTTCTCTAACCTTCCATCCAAACAAACCTTTTTTAGCAACAACCTTCTCGCATTTTTCTGTAAGTGTAACTTCTCCACATCCCATCATCTGTAAAATTGTTGGAGTAGGTTTTCCAATCTCTGCCCCACATTTTGAACATATATATGGAATGCCCTTATCATATATCTTCCCGCAGTCCTTACATCTGCTAACCGGCTTATAACCTCTCACTAAAATAATCCTCCTTCCAAGATCGCTCTTGCAATAATGCAAGCCACAAATCCGATACAATATGTTCTCTTGTTATATCTGCTTTCATCAGCAACCATTCCGCAAAGCATAACAAACGCAATTATTATAAGTATTATTTTGAACACCATTTGTTTCTCCTTTCCGGGCGGAAGCACCTACCGCCCTTTTTTATTTGTGTGATATATTCCTTATCCGAGACCAATCAGATGGTACATAAATATTTTGTTAATAGATGCTTGGTGCTTACTTTATAGCCACAGGAAGAACGATTGTCTTGAAATCGCTATCCTCTGCTTCAATAATCATTGGCATTTTGGGACTCTGCAAGGAAATACCCACATTGTCACAATCAAATGCTTTAAGTGTTTCAATTACCAATCTGGCATCAAATCCTATGGTCAATTCCTCTGAAATGTTTTCCTGTAAATCAACTGTCTCATGGTAATCTGTTGTCTGGTCTTTGATACTTAAACCCAGCTGACTTCCTGCTATTTCAAATTTAACGGGGCATTTTTCAGCAGTACACATTTTGGCTCGTACCATTGCATCCAGAAGCTCTTTTCGAGATATTACAGTATGTAGCGGCAGTTCTTTAAACATATTCTGATATTTGTAATACTCTCCCTGTACAAGTCTTGTGCATATTTCAAAATCATCCGTTGCAAATATAGCCATTGCATTACTATGTCTGATTCTTACCTCTCCGGTTAATCCAAGTGTCTTCAGCTTATCTATAGTATTCTTTGGAATAAGCAGCTCGAATTCTCCGTCATAATCAATCTTGTCCCATGCAAGGACATGTCCATCAAGTCCTACGAAATTCAACTGTCCGTCCTTAGCCTGCAGACACATGGTTGACATAGTGGCATTTCCTCCCTGTTGAGGAATTGCATAAGAAACTCTTTTTACGGATTCCAGTAGTTGTCCCGCTTTAAGTGTAAACTCGCTACCCTCTCCATCAATATCCGCTACCGGAAATGGCTCTGGATCCATTGTCTGATACTTATTTTTGATTTTGTCTGCTCTTATCGTCATTGTATTGCCATTTGAAACAGAAATATCTACTTCGCCGTCTGGCAGGTTATTGATAAGGTCAAAGGCTCTCTCCGGAATAATAAAGCATTCTCCCTCTGTGCCCTCTAACTTCGCCTTAACGGTCATTTCTAAGTTGTTGGCGATTAAATTACCCTTCCTTTACCAAAATCCCCTGTAAGATAGGCATTGTTGTCTTTTTGGGAACAACCCCCTTAATCTGATTAAGCTTTGTTGCAAGCTCCGTTTTCTGTATTTTCATCTTTCAATTCCACTCCTTCCAAAATAAGAATCGTGCATTGTTTTTCCTGCAACCTATAAGGCTCCAGTTCCTGTTCTGTCATAAATTTGTGGCAAAACAATTCTTTCATTTTCTTCCAAGTCGCCCATGGCACTCTATAGAATTTTGTTAGCCCTAGCGATACCATCACATAACAATGAGCACCGAACTTCTCGTATATGTCCAAGCTCTCCCATTGCGTATCTGTCACAACATTTTGTCTGATTCTGTCACCGTCAGTATGCTTCGCTTCAAACATAATCCCAGTTCCATCACAGAGGATTCCTTTGTAATCAGGCTGTCCTTTCTTCTCGTAATATCCTTTGACAGTTCCATCCCTATCCTTGCCTGTGATATGAAATGGCTCTGGTGTCTTTTCTATGTGAGCCCATCCGTTTTGCAGATAGAATTCACACGCATTTGAAATCCACCTCTCGAATGTCTCTCCGGATGCTTTGCTTCTCCTGCCAGCAAGCTGTCTTCGAGGATCAGGCATCAGTTATCACCTCCAGATGTTTTTCAAGAATAGCTTTTATATCAGCCAATTTAGTTGCTCCAATTCCTTTCACAGAGCTAATTTCCTCGATAATTCCTGTAATATCCACAGTTTTATGTTTGGGTGCCTGTGTTTTTCCACAATTAAAACCTTCACTTCTCGCCTTTTCCACTCTGTCCTCAACGTAATGTACCAGCTGCTCATCTGTCATTTTTCTTATCTTTACAGCCTTATTGTGAATAGCATTCTCGTCAGTTGTTCGTCTGCAGCTTCTCTTTGCCATATCGTTCTTCCTTTCTTCTTTTGACACTCTCTGGATTGCTATGCTGGCGGTATTGTCAGCATAGCCCTCTCTGTTTGCGTTCCATTTACTCATCTTCATCACCTGGACCTATCGTTACGCTCTCTGCCAATCCAATAAGCTCCGGTATATCTAATCCAAGGCCTTTGCAAAACTCCTTGAAGCAATCCCTGCACATAAACCCGAATTGTTTGGGCTGTTCGCCTCTTTTTGGCCTTGCCAGCAGGGTTATCATTTCGCTTTTTCTCAAATGAGCCTTGCATGATGCACAGCCATCAAACAACTTTGCTTTCAGCTTCGGGCTAATCTCTGAATGTTGCAGCTGCTTTGGAAATTCTCGGCGCATATTTTCTTCCCCGACAATCGGAACCAAACTGTCTTTCATGAAAACTGGCACTGAATTATAATCAGCTTTTACAACGATATCTTTTATCCATTGCAGTTCTGGCACTATTTTATTTTTGTTACGTCCCGTCTCTGCTCCGATGATTATCCAATCAACCTGTCGAAACATCACATTATGCTTAGAAACAATGTCCCCCATTAGTGGTTCAATGCTGACAAACGTATTGCATCCAGCAGGAAGATAATTAAATCTGTCAGCATCCGCATCACAGGTAATGGTTGTTCCGTACCACATATTTTCCAGTCCCGCCGGCACTCCAACTTCCGTATATCTCTCCGGATTCTTGGTGAGAAACAGGTAATTGTGAATTGGGTTATCCAAACAGGTTTCCATTACATCTCTGATCCATTCGCCTGGAACCCATTTCCCAAATATGTCAGCCATTGCTCCAACAAAAATGTTATTTCCCATTTTTAGCTTTTCCGGATAATCCATGCGGTACTTGTGATATGTAGGTTCAAATCCAAATGGATAAACCAATGTATTTCCCGTTTCATTTAGCATAGGTTTATCCAGAATGAATACATTTTCTGAGTTATCTGCCGCAGGCTCTGTTGAGTAATCTTTCTTCGCCATTAGATTCAGTCTTACATCTCCCGCAAATCTTGCTGTCATTCTTTTTGCGTAACAGTATGAGCAATTGTGCCGGCATCCGGTAATAGGATTCCATGTGTGATCACACCACTCAATTTTTGATTTATTCACAGCGTTCCTCCTTTCTGACATATCCAAGCTGAACTTCCTCTTCCCATGGAACATCTGAACAATTAACATGCTGTCCGCACTTACTACAATAATCCGGCTGATAATCTGGACCGGCATTGAGGATATGGTTACATCTAGGACAGATACAATACTGATGAAGCGTAATAACAAAGCCATACTTGTTGTATGTTCCGTGCTTGATTTTGGGTTTCCTTGCAATAAACTTCGGTATTATCAAGCTAGTTACCTGTTTCAGCATTTGTATCATCTCCCTCCACCCAATACTCTACAAAGTACATTGTCTGTCCTTTTCCTCCCGGCCGCTCTTTTCCAATCCTTACCGCATAGCCAGCTTTCACTAATAAGCAACAGAGGGAATTTCTATCCTCGTCATTGAGCTTCTGAAGTAAATTCTTTATTCTGTGTCTCTGATTGTCTGCCATTTATCATCCCGCCTTTCTTTTGGCATTCTTCTTGTTGTCACCTTGTATAGCTTCATTCATTTTCTTTTCAAATACTTTTACAAAGGCTTGAACATCTGCCGGCATTCCGCAGTTTTTAAAGCCTCTGCACTGAATAATTTTGTTATTTCTCCATTCCATAGTGAAATAAGATTTCTCTGGATGATCTGCTTTTCTGATGAAGAAAATATTTGTCTCTCCTCTTGCCACTCTATCGACATATCCTCCGACACAATGATGCAAAGCCTCGCCCTCCTTACGGATTTCATCTCCACTCTGAGGTACCACCAGTATCAAGCCTTTTCCCTTTATCTGGAAAGCATCTACCCCATCATTTCTGCTAAATATCTCTTCCATCGCTTTTTTTGTCTCGGCCATTTTCTTGGCGGCAAGTTTCTCTCTGCGTTTCTTTTCAGCTGCAGCTTTTTTATCTTGCAATGCCTTATATTCTTCCGCAGTTCTATCATGTACCTTTTTGAAATTGTTTGGCATGTAGATAAACTTGTTATCCAGATCGTATTTCAGCTCCCGGCACCATCCTATATACTCAAGCCAGTCATGTGCCATATTCTGTTTTCTCTCTATTCGTGGATCTGTTCTCTCTTTGTACCTGTTGTAGGAATAGCCCCACATGCAAGCATTCTTTTCTCCGATCGGGTATCTCTCACTTTCCTTGTCTATGTACCGGCAGAGCTTATGGAGTGATACCCTTCTGTTCTTCTCCTTCAGAAGATCTGTGTTGCATTCAAAGGTTTCGTAAAATTCCTTTAACTGCTCCGGCTTCATCTGGATATCAAGCTGCTGTGCCACCTGCAACAGTCGGAGTTCGTAATGATTGCCGTCTATTGCCTGTAGTGTCCTCGTATTGACCTTATTCAGCCCTAAGATTTCGTAGATGGTGTCAGCCTTATAATTGACCTTCCCCGTCATGTTCCCGCTGTAGTTGTAGCTTCTTACCACATCCTTTGCCAGCTGGTTCAAGCCCATTTTGCAGAACCACTCTAGCTTCGGGAATTTCAGATAAACATCAAGGGCATCCTCATATCTGAAAGCTGTGGTCGGGATGTTCTGTGCTAGAATTTCCAGTGCGGAATACTTCATCGGTGTGTGCTCCCATGCCTGTGGAAGATTTCCCGGATAGAGTATAGATTCCATACAAGCAATATTTCCCTCATCCGGAATCCAGCGAGAATTCCCTTTCTGGTGATACACTCCCCATTCATAGCTTTCTTTCATCAGCTTTTCGCCGAAGAATGTGCAGAAACAGCGGCTGTACTCATGCATGGTTTCTTCAATGCGTTTCTTACATATGCTGCCTGCTATCATTGCGTCATTCTTTATGTGTCTCCATGCTTTGAAGTACCGGAGTAAAAAACCTTCCTCCTGCCGATCCACATATATGAACCATCTTTCATCTACTATCTGGCATGGCATTTTCCTCTTGCCTTATATGTCACTCTGCTTCCGCAGAAAGGACATTCCCCCTTTTCATTGTTCCGAAGTCTTATCCTGCTCCGGTCAACGATTCCTGTCTTCTGGCAGTGTGTACACTCAAATTCAGCCTTTCCCTTGGATGTCTCTTTATAAATTCCGTACCGACTGAAACTCATGCCATGCTCCCATACCCAGTCGGTAAAATCCTGTGAAGGCTCTCCTATCGGCTCCATCCGCAGATCAATCGGTGCAAGGACTTTTCTGTGTTTCTCTTCCAGTCGTTCTGCCTTGACCTTGTCCTGGAATCTGTCAATAGCATTCCATACGTTCTCGTCAGTGTCTTTGCGGTAAGCCTTGAAAAAGCTCTCCATGATGTCCTTGTCCTCTGCTGTCCAGATAAACACCTTTGGAATGTGTTCGCTTTTCCATGTTTTTTGATCCCATTTGTACTCCCACAGCCGGAAACCCTGCATATTATCAAATGCAGCTGTAAGCCATTTAACCTTTGACTGTGACAGGTCCTGCGTGATATAATCATCACTCGACAGAAATGTCCTAAATGCTGCTTCCGTTTTTCCTTTTTTGAGCTTCGACACCTCATAGAAATTCAGAAGCAGTATTTTGTTATCATCAACCAGCTCCGCAGTCACAATGTGCTCCATTCCGTCCAGTCTATCTGCCATTTCAACCATTTCTGCTGTTGCCTCTGGTCTAGGCAATGCAGACAGCTTTCTTTTTTCCATCGTACATCCCTCCTTACAGCCCCATCATTGAGAACAGATCCATCTGCCCTTCAAGTTCATTCGACCTCTTCTTAGGAGTTTCCTTTTTCTCTGGCTCTTTCTTTGGTTTTTCCGCCTTTGCTTCCGGCTTTGGAGCTTCTTGGGCTGCCTTATCTTTTTCAACCGCCTTCGCCTTTTTCTCTGCACGCTTCTTCATGCCGTCCAGACGCTTCTGCTGATCAGCTTTCTGCTTCTTTTCTCTCTCCGCAGCTTCTTTAGCTTTTTTATCCTCCTCAGCCTTATCATCTTTATGGAAATAGTCCTCAGCCCATTCATAAACCACATCATCAAGAACTGCACAGCTACTACCTTTCGCCTGCTTTCTTGCCTGCTCGTAAATGTATTTGTAGCACTTCTCCCATGTCTTATGGTCTTGGCATACATCCGAAGCAAGACTTTCTGATTCCCTGCACCTTTCAATCAGATGTTTGATTATTGGATCTGCAAACGACTTATCCTTAGCCTTTTTCAATTCCTCCTGCAACTTCGTAACTGCCCCAACAACTCCGATATAAACAGAACTGTTATTTTTCTTTGCTGTTTCAACTTCCTCTGGTGTAGGCGCCGGAATTCCCTTCGCAATTTCTTCAAGGCTTGCTGTTCCCATTGGAATCATTTCATCTGTACCTATATTGTTATCAACCGCCTGCTCAAATGCCTGTTTCTCAATCCCTACAATGGCTCTTCCAATCTCTGACTTCGGCTCTGTTTCATCCAGGCTTTCCATAGCCTCATATTCTTCTTTTAATCTGTCGTTCTCTATATCAAACAATGTGTTACCGTCAGCGTCATAGAATGCGGTTACTTTCTCTCTCTTTAATATCTTGTAGGTAGTATTCCCTACCTCAACTTCGCTCTTGCTATCTTCCGAAGAATATCCGTTTTCCAGATACTCAAGAACAGCTTTGCTCCATTCGTGTTCGTAATCCTGATTGTCGCCTAATGCGTAATGCATTATTTCTCTACCTGTTTCCATAGGCTTCCTCCTTTTTATCGAAATCGAAAAACATATAAAAGTGCTCTTTTTCCACTGTTTTTTCGGTGGTTGCAGTTCCACCAAGACCGCCCATTGACTGGAACAATCTTCTCCATGTCCATATTTGATTTTGAAACATTGGCATATACCAGAGTTCCTGTCCATCTTTTTCATTAGGGAACAGTACATGCCCCGTCAAAAGATTTGTAATCGTATTTGCTATACACACATATCCTGCACATCCCAAAAGTGAAAGCTGTATGTAACACATCATCCCAGTTATTCTGTCTATGTCCTGTGCAACAAAAACCACATGATTTTGAAAATTATGTTTGCATTTCTTCATAGTATTTGCGGCAGCTATCAATGTTGCACCTGCTCCGCAGGCAGGATCGCATATAGATAAATACCCTTGCTTCTCGATATGGCTGTCAACATCCTCGCAGGTTATTTCAGACATCATCTTGCATACGCAATACGGTGTGAAAAACTGTCCTTTCCAATGATTTCCTAGATTTAACTGCATATACATAGCCCCAAGAAAATCCTGTTCTGGATTTCTTTCTAAGGCTTCAACAATGATTGCAAGCATTTTTGCAGGAACTTCCACAGAACCAAGTCTCTCTATGCATTGTGCATATTCTTTTTCTCTGCTCTCATAATGCTCCGGGCTTCTGTCAGCCACATTGCTGATTGAACATGCCATAGCTGCCATCAAGTCGGCCCACACCTGCCAAGAACTTCGTGAATAACAGAGTTTTTGAAATTCGTCTAAAAATTCCTTTTCAGTCCCCTGTATAGCTTCACTATGCTTTGCCACCTAAAATCCTCCTTTTTGCCTCCTCAAACATTCGTTTTCTTTCTTCCAGCTGTTCTTCTGTAAGCTGCACCGGTTCTGGTTTATCTTCACTTTCTATCTTTGGCACTTCTTTCTTTTCTATCGCCGGTACATAATGTTGTTGCAGTAATGCCTTGTTCTGTGCGACGAAATCCGGAAGCGAATTTGTATTTTGTGTCTCCGCAGCTTTTCTCATATATGCCTCTCGGAAGTTCGCCCTTTCCGCAGTTGGATTTTCGCTCTGGCACAGCCTGCTCCATCCCAAATTTTTGACCACCGACAATGTCAGTTCGTCCATTATTGCGAATGCTTCCTGCGGATGATACCATCCGTAATCTGCCATAGCTTTTTGTACCACTCCCCAAGCTTCATCAAAACTCAGGATTTTGGGCTTGCACCTTTCCATACACAGTTTCCTTATTTTAGCTATATTGGGTGGAAAAACATTTGTGCAAATATGCTCCATGACTGCATTCTCCGCAATTTCATACGGAATGTCTTTAAGCGCCATATACCAAAAGTCCATTGAAGCATTATCTTCTAGTATCTTTGAGGCTGGATATGCGGATTTAATTCCGATTGCCAATGTGGCGAATTGCTGTTTATCCATTCGCCCACTCCCTTGCTCCCTGTGCAAACTGTTCTACCTTTGAGCCGCCTGTCGCATGATTATAAGATTGTGCATATCCCGGTGTGCCTCCCCTGTTCTGAACTTTTGAAATCCAAGCATTGATAAATCGTTTCATTCCTCCCGCTGTTTTCCGTTTCCTTGGATTAGCATCACACCAGCCTTTCATCGCTCTTAGTTCCTGCATAATATCAACAGCAGGATATAATTCTGCGAGTTCAAGAACATAGCTCTGCGTAATCGGGTATTCTTCACCAGTATTCATCATGATACCTATTACCGGCGGCTCCGCAGCTACTGTCTGCTCGGAGCATATATTTGTATTGGTTTCCGATTCGGATTTGGATTCGGATTGGATTGGATTACGGACACATTTGTTGTCTGATGTTTTTATCTGCTGTCCTTTGCTGTCAAATGTCAGCAATTCGCAATCCTCTGAAAATCCGGGATACTTACTCTTTTGATTACGAATTCTCTGATGATCCGCCCAAGTTACCAATTGTAGGTACGGTCTTCCCTGTGCTTCATACACTCTGACCAAGCCCACCGCCGACAACCTACCAAGCGCCTTATCTATATCTTTTTCCGTAATATCTTTCAGAGGAAAGCAGCTTCCCTTGATTATCTTTGCTCTTCCGTCGTATCTGCCGAAGTCGTCACAGGTTACAATCAATCTATAGAACAGAACCTCCTCAAACCAAGATAAAGAATCTATTTCTTCACTCCTGCAGATGCTCTCCTTGATTATCCTGTTTGGCATTCGATCATCCTCCTTTCGGACACCGGAGGTTTTCCCTCCGGCTCCTGTCTTAATAAATTACCTTGCTACCATTTTCCGTTTTGACTACATCCAAATTCTGTGGGAATCTGGCTTTCATAGTCGGATCGTGTGTGATAGCCATTATTTTGATATTGTTATATCTGCTCTGAATAGTTTCCAGTGCATCGCAATATGCCTGTATTCCATCCCCATCTAAGAAAGGCGGCTCATCAATAAAGAGCATTCCCAGCTGTATTCCTGCCGAAGACGATTTGATTTCTGCCAATGCAAGGATTACAGACAATGAAGACTTAACTTTCTCGCCTCCAGATTTTGAAAGGTATGGAAGTATCGACTTTCCGTATTCTTCAATGTAAATATCAAGCGATACCTTTTCTTTTCCATTTTTCTGTAATCTCTCTAGTCTGAACTCCACTCCCATTTTTCCGCCAGTCATCTGTCCAAGAATGGTATTTGCTGTAGCTGTCAGCTGCGGAATAATAGAACGGATAATCTGATGTGGCACACCGCTCTGGCTAAATGCGACTTTCAATGTATCGTAATCAGCTGTCTCCTTGGCATATTCCACCTGCTTGTCCTGTAAAGCTGCAATATCCTGCTTCAACTTTGCAATCTGTTCCGATTTCTGCTGTAAAGCTCCAATTCGCATCTGTTTTTCCTTTACCATGCTGTTAATGGCATTCACTTCTGTATCCAGTCCGTTCACAATCGCCTGAGCCTCTTCCATTCCCGCCATAGCAAGTATCTCTTTATCAGCCTCTGCCTGTCTCTCTGAGATTTCATCATTGATACCGGTAATTTCTGCTGTCAACTCCAGAACCCTGTTCAATGCTGTTGCATTTCTTTCCTCTGCTACTGGGAGCATTTTTTCCTTTTCTACCCACGGATCAAGAGCAGTAATGGCACTAAGCACATGCACATGTTCTTCAAACGCTTTAGCATATATATCACGCTCTGTTTCTGCCTGTGTGCCCTTTAATTTGACCTCAGCAAGCCTGTTTTCTGCTTCTGATATATTTGACTTTAAATGTTCCAAAGCCGCCTTAATCAAAGCGAGATTGTTTTCCCTCTGGTTGATTTTTTCGAGCTGTGCCACATACGGAAGCAATGTTGCACATTCGTTTTGCAGGACTGTTAAAGCTGCCGCATCATATCCTATCGCATCCATTTCAGCCTGTTTGTTCTCTATTGCATATCTGCTCTTTGCAAGTTCGCAATCTCTGCGAGCGGCAATGTCTACATACAATGCTTCATGTACTTCCAGCTGTTCCTTTGCTTCGATGGCATCCTGCAAGAATTTACAATGTGCTTTCTCGATATCCACACATCCGGATTCATTCAATATTGCAACTTTCTTTTCAAGAAACTGCTTCTGCTCGTCCGCTTTCTGCTTCTCCCTATCAAAGCTTGACCTTGTCTCGCTTTCATGGAAAACTGCCGCAGAGTATTCAGTTTTTGCTTTCTGATATGCAACAGCTTTTTCCTGCATATCCTCTAACTCTGCTTTCTTTTTGGTGTATGTTTCGGCTTTCTGCCTGACCTCACCATCGTTGACCGAATCCAATATCATTGCATTCTTTTCATCCTGTTTCTTCTGTAAAGCAGCCTGCAACTCCAGAATGTTCTTCTGTTCACTTTCAGCCTGCTTTGCAAGATTTTCAGCCTCCTGTTTCTTTGTGGTGTAGAGTGCTGACTGTCCTGCAAGTTCCAGTTCCCGCTTCAGCAAATCATTTCTTTCAGCAATCTTTTCCTCTATTTCAGGCTTCTGAGTGAGAGTTGCTAAACTGCTGTCTGCTATTGCCTGCTGTGTAGCTCTATTCTGCTCTGCAATGGTCTTTTTTGCCTGTAATGTTGTAACAGCTGCAAGAGCTTTCTTTCGCCTTTCTGCGGCTTCCTGCTGATTCGACAGAATAAGTTTCTTCTGGTCTCTCTCATTAATCTTTGCCTGCAGTCTGGCTTCCTGCTCTGCCAATTCCGTCTTGCATGCTTCCAGTTCTTCGTCCGGCTTGCCAAATTCAGCGATTGTAACATTATGAATTGTGATTTCCTGCTTCAAATCCCTGTTCTTGGCTCCATTCACTTTCGCCTTGTCGGAAGCGATTTTCTCCATTAGCTGATACACTCCAAGTCCAAGAAGCGTTCCAAGGACTTCAACTCTTTCCTCTGGTTTTGCCTGTAGAAATAATCCGTACTGATCCTGCATAATCAGAGCGCATGACTTGAATGTAAAGCTGTCCATTCCGAGGATGTTCAATATTTCCTGCTGTGTATCGTTGTATCGTTCCTTGGAACAATCTTTCCATTCATTCTCAACAAACTGGGAGATATTCAAAGTTCCTTTTCCGGAACGGGCTCTGGTTCGTGTAACACGATACTTTTTCTCTCCGATACGGAATGTAAACATAATCGAACCGGAACGGACACTTTCATCATTTCTAAGCCATGGTGCCTTTCCTGTATCATCCTTGATTACACCCTCTCTCGGTTCTTCATAAAGGCAGTCGATAATCGCATCCATAAACAAGCTGCTCTTTCCCGCTCCATTCTGACCGTTGATTGTGCAGAAAGTGATATCCTCGAAATTAAATGTTTCCTCTTCGTAGTTACGATAATTCTTAACAGCAATTTCTACAGGTTCAAATGTTCCGCTATTTGCTGTCGCTGTCATGCTTGCCTCAGCTTCAGCAATAATCGGTCTTGCCTTTAATACAAGTTCCTGTATTCTTTCCTGCGGTACCTGCTTTTCCTCAAGATACTTAATAAGGTTTGCTTCTGGATCCGTGGCATTTTCAAGCTGTGTTCTGTTGGCGAATTCATCTATCTTGTCTGGAAGGATTTCCCATACCATAAATGCTCCGTCTTCCAGAAGCTCTCTTTCCAAAGTTGCCTTGTTCAGAGCCTTGCTGTTTTCTGCGGTGCAGCTATAATGAACACGGACAATCTTTCCATCGATCTGCCCTCTCCACTTCTCAGTAGCAACAAAATCCATAGCCTGCATATTTATCTGTGTCACATCATCATCATTGAGTTCAATGGTCGCAAACTCTCTGATAGGTGTTTCATGGAAAATACTCTGCCATGTTCCCAGCTCGTGCCAGTTGTGAATCCAAAAGCCCCTCTGCTGTCCCTCATCATTAAAGTTCATGGCATTTATCGCACCGGAATAATACCAGTCTCTGTGCATTATCTTCTGTGGTCTGTGAATATGTCCTAAAGCAACCAGATTGTAATTGGCCGCCAATAAAGCCTCCTGCGGAATGATTGGCTCAAACTGTGTGAGCATCATTGTCTGTCCGCTCTCGGTATTGCATCCTGGTACTGTGTAATGTGCCATCAGAATACTTTTCTTTTCTGGAGAGCATTGTGCTTTCAGTCCTGTTACAATATTTGATAATTCATTGGTAAACACCACATTTTCTTCATCACTTGACAATCCCGGATGATTAGCTCTGAACACTCCCCTGTCAAATCCCGGGAGCACCGCAATATCAACATCATCAAATGAAATTACCTGCGGGGTAATCACCACATGAACATTCGGAACATCTGCAAACATTTCAGAGAGGACGTTGAACTGTCCTGATCCATCATGGTTTGGAGTACCTCTCATAACAACAACCTGCTTTGATACTGCCGCAAGTTCTCTGATATAATGAATGGCAGTAATAATTTCCTCACAACACCTGTCGGACCACAGGCGACCAACATGGAATATGTCACCAGATACAAGCGAGTAATCCGGTTTTTCCTCATTTGCCACTCTGATCAGTTCATCCAGACATCTTTTCGTGTCCTCTGTTCGGAGATTTACTCCGTCCTTGACTGGGCTTCGGAATGTTCCAAGATGCCAGTCTGCTGTATGTAATATCTTCATTTCAACACCTCCATTGTGGCTTTCATCGCCATAATCATGTTATTTAGCTGCAGCTCTAATATCTTAAATACCGATTCCTCAATGCCGCAAAAATCAATGCCATCACCGGTCCATTCTTCCCCAACAATCAGTATGTTTCCTGTTATTGGAATATTGTGTTTATCAGTTTCATAAAGGTAACTGCCTATGAGATTCGGGATGATTACTTCTTTCAACAATCCCTCCTCGTCAATTAGCATACTTACGCACTGCCCCTTGACCTTAGTCGGATGGTCCATTTGGTGTAATTCTGTATATAATCGCTTTGGCATCACATGCTCATATAATCTGCAGTCATTTCCTATCAGCTCTCGAAGCTTATTGTTCTGTTCCTCATGGGTTCCTGTTGGAAACTCATGTACGGATAATTCTAAATCCGTTGAAATCTTAATCAGATTCATTACTTACCTGCTCCTTTCTGACACTTCATGCACAGCGGTCTTCCAAATTTATTGAGTGAGTATTCATATACCCTTTCGTTGATTTCTGCTCCACATCCATCACAGAAATATCCAGTTGTCTCATTTCCATTTGTTGTCGGCTGTGACTGTGGCTGTTCCTGTGCCGGCTGTTCCTGATCGAACCAGTTTCTTTCCTGTTCTTCCACAGCCCCATCACTATCCTCAACCTGTTCGGAAGTAAATGCAGGATTGTCAATTTCATCCTCCGGATTAAAGTCTGACGAAAATGCTTCGCCAGAAAATGCAGTGGAGATTGCAGGCGGTGTGGATGAGGCACCGAACATATTTCCCATGGAATTCATCCCCTGTTGGAGCATTGCACTTCTCACTGTAGGATCCGTGTAATCTGGTGCAAATGTTACTGTAGGAACAACAAACGGCTTCTCCAATTCTGCCTTTGAGTATGTCCCCTTAATACCAAGCAATGCTCTGATAACTCTGAGAATTGCTCCTGTCTGTGCTTTTTCAGAAGCAGTCTTTCTGAGAAGTGTCATATTCACCAAGATTGACCTCTCGATATACTTTTCCCTGTCACTGTCAGCAATGACATAATATTTCTCTGGCTTGCCCCACTGATTCGTCTTCTCTGGATCATCTTTCCACTCTCCTTTGAACATTTCAGAGGCGGCCTTGGCAGCTCTCCAATCATGGATTCCCATAATTGACTTGTCCATAAATTCAAGGCGGTACTTAGATTCTTCATCATCAAGGCAAATACGCTTTGTCTCCATGTGTGTCTTGTAGCTTCCGTCCGGAAGTCTTACTGCTCCGTATGCCTTGCCAACATAAGTATTTGTATTTTCTCTTGTAACTGTTGTGTACTCAGGATGAAACTGGATTCCTGCCGCAGTTGCCAACTTCATAAGAAGCGGCTTTGCAGGTGAGAAAACATCCTCGTATATGGCTTTTCCTTTTCCATCCTCTCCAGTCTTTACCTTTCCTACAGAAAAGATATCCCCTGAGTTCGGTGCTGTGTCCGCCACCACTTCCATAACGGAACACTTATAAAATGGGTTGATCTGCACTGATGTAGCTGATGGTAACAGCAGGTTGCAGTTTGGATATTTTGACTGAATTTCAGCCAAAGCATTTGAATTGTTCATAGATTAAACCTCCATATTGTGTAATATTTGCTTGATTTATAAAGCAGGAACTGCTACAATATGGTTATTCGTAGGGGCACTCTGATTTATGATCGGGTGCTCTTTTTCCATATCCTGCAATGTTCTGCATAAATCCATAGTGAATTTTGAAAAAGCAAGGCTTCTCACATATTCCTCTGTGAGCTTCACAAGATACCAATGCTGTAACACAACCTGTCTGCGCTCACGCTGGTATATGTACTCCTGCTTATGTCTGGCATATTTCAATGCCTCCTCGAACTGTTCATCTGTAATTTCGCATCCGAGCAGTTCCTCTACTTCTTTTTTTTCTACAATTTCTTTCATTTTCCAATTCCTCCAATGAATCAAATAAATAGTTAATTGCTTTCCATGCTCCCCAGTAAACCACAGGGATTAATAAATACTCACCTCCGACAGCCTCGTATCCTCTCTCGATATAGGCAAGATGAAAAGCCCATTTCCCGATAGCGTATGTGACAAGCAGCGTCCAGATAACCGCTATCAAATCTCTTTTCAGTGTCTTACTCATTTGTCCTCACTCCTTGTAAAAATAATGTTTTCCATGCTTAAACAGGAAAGTAAGATTTTCACTATGCCATGTAGAAACGCTCTTGCTCTCAAAGTAAGTTGCTCCATGGCTTTCATCCCATCCACCAGTCTGAATAAGCTGCAATGCTCTGTAACAGTCCTCGTCCGGCTCTACCTCGTCATATCTTCCGTTGCTGATCGGACTAAACTGCCCTTTCTGGAAGATAACCTCCTCGATAGTGTCTGGAAATTCATCATCCCAAACCCTATTCAGTACAACCAGCATCACGAGGGCTTTTCCCTCGGTGTCCTCTGATTCAGCTTCAGCCATCGCAATCTTGGCAAGCCTATACGCATCATCAGAATCCCAATCCATACTGCCGATTTTGGACTGCTCATTTTTTACCATTTCCTGTTCTTGTCCAGTTGTTGTGATTGGTTCCATTGTTGGCATTGCATCCGCTTCCTCAGAAACCACAGCTCTAACAATCATTTCTGTTTCATCCACTTCGTCTGCCGGAGTTCCCGTAAAGCTGAAAGCGAATGCAACCATGGATGTCAAAGAAATCACGAATACCAGTCCTAAACCTAAAAGACATTTGTTTCTCATGCTCCTATTGCACCTCCTTGGGGATGGTCAAACACAAATGACATCTGACCATTGCTATCATTCGCTCTTAAAAACTGACTGTAGAAAGCCCTGCTCGTCTCCTGTTCTCTCGCCTTAATGCTTTCACAATCACACTTCTCTCCTGGATCCAGATTGCAACCGCAATGTGGGCAAACATTGTAATATGCCATTTTGCACCTCCTATTCTTCAATCATGCATCTCTCAAAAAAATACTTTCTTGGGACTTTTCCTATCGGGTATGCCGGTGTAAGCTTGCCTGCTTTAACCAATTCATCCCGAAGCTGCCTTATCAGCTCGTAGGCCTTGTTTTCCTTGCAATCAAGGTATTCCATCACTTCTTTTGCCCCGATATAATACTTTCCCGGTGCAGCAATGACACCCGGTGCTGTTGCTAATGCGTTCATTTGCTCACCTCCTGCGATAAATCTTGTTTGATAATCTGGTCCATAGTCACACCAAAGAAATCTGCTAGTTTTTCAAGAGTGTCTATTGTTGGTTTGACCTTTCCTGTCTCAATTGCGTTATAGCCTTGTTTCCCGCTATAGCCTAACAGCTCAGATATTTCCTGCTGTGTCATGCCATGCTTTTTACGGAGATATGCAAGATTAAGTTCATATACAGGTATCGGTGGTCTCATATCTGTCAGAACCAAATCATCAAGTGATACCCTGTAAAGTTTTGCCAAACTAACAATCGTGCCGATTGGTGGTTTACGACTACCACATTCCCACGAAGATATTGTCTTTTGTTCAATTCCAAAGAGAACTGCCAGCTCCCCCTGTGTCTTTCCGTTCTGTTCCCGAAGAAACTTTAAGTTTTCTGCTAAATACAACTTGCCACCTCCTCGTGCTTGGAGCTGCTTGTTGCTCCGAGCAAATATTGTATTGGTTTCCCGATTCGGATTTGGATTCGGATTGGATTACGGACACATTTGTTGTCACTTGCTGTCAAATGTCCGCAGACTGTAAATAAAAAATTATTAAGCTCTACTCTGCCAATAGCACCGCCAGACTTTCCTCGTTTTCACTCGGTCCAATGATGCTGCCGACCATTCGAGCCCATTCTTACATATTCTTCTTAATCCAAAGCCTCATGCTCTGTGCGATTTCCTCTACCTCTTCCAAGTTTTTCACTACCTCATCAAGCTCCGGCTTTTCACTTTCGTCAATCACTCCATCTGATGTGATATCGAGAAGCATTTCTTTTGTTTTTCCAATTTTTCGGAAAACAGAAAGTGTTCTGACTGTAAGCCTGTCCAGATTTGCCAGCTCGACTTTAGGCATTTCGCATCCCAGCGGACACATTGTCCTGCAAAAATAATTTTCCAATTCCGGAGCGTTATATAAATCTGCCATAAGTCTGATTTCCTCTGGATAAGGAATAGCAATGCCACTTTCTATTCTGTAAAGCCGCCCTCTGTCAATCGACATATAGTCAGCAGCTCCTTCTCTGCTGCTCAACTGCTCATTGTGTGTTGCCGCCTCGCAACGGGCTTTGTAAAAGATGTTGGAGCTGGTCTTAGCTGTCACATTTGCCATTTTCTACATCACCTCCATGCGTTAAAATGGTATCAGTTGAAGTTTCTTGAACTTCTTTGGCAAAAAAAATTTTATATGTCATCTCTTTGGATAATCCGAGATGGATTGCGATTTGATTTGCTATATCTACGGAAATTGAGGTTTTCCCTTTTTCCATCAGGCAGTAACTGCTTTTGTCTTTGAAGCCAAGGCACTTTGCAAGTTTCTCCTGGGTTATACCGCGTTTCATTCGCTCTGCTCTCAATAGTGCCAGATCCATTGTTTTACCTCCTTATGTTGTTTATGTTTCTTCAACTTTCATGTTCATATTACTTCAACTTTATTTTGCTGTCAAGCGTTTTGTTGAAGTTTTTGCAACTTTGTTTTTATTTCTTCAATTTAGAAAGGATGTGGTATATAATGAGTTTGAAATTATTAAACTTACACGGAGGCGATTATTATGGCACATCTATCTGATAGGATTAAAAGCCTCCGCTTGTCAGCAGATATGACGCAGGAAGAATTTGGCAAGAAGTTTGGAATAGTAAAATCAACCGTTTCATTATATGAAAGCGGAAAAAGTACCCCAAACGACCAAATAAAAAAGCAAATATGCGATTATTTCCATGTATCATTAGATTACTTACTCGGTGTTGACAGGCAGGGAGGACTTGATTATGCGAACTTTCAGATAGACGAATCTGAATTCGCTCTCGATTTCAAAATGCGAATTCGAGAACTAATTTCTGAGCAAGGAATGACCGAAGATGATTTCATGCAAAATACTGGATTTAGTAAAGACGAAATGGACGCTTATCTATATGGCAATAGGATGCCGTCTATAGAGGATCTTATAAAAATCACTGGTGCATTAAATGTATCTGCAGATTATCTTCTTGCCATTTCAAAGAGAAAAAGAATTTCATCGGACGAAGAATCGCTCCTTCAACTTTTTAACAAGTGCGATGAACAATGTAAAAATTATCTTGTAGCAAAGGCAGGTGTTTTGTGCGTAGAAGGTATCTCGGCAGTTGCAGCTGGTGAGTATGGCAAATACGCAGACGAAGAAAAAAAATCGTTTCCTTCGAGTGGTACCGAAGGAAAAGGGGCTTAAAAAAAATAACAGAACGATTGGAGGAATATTATGGTATGGACTGCAGCTTGGACCGACTTTGTTATCTGCCTCCTGTTTGGATGGCTTGGGGTTCATAAATTTAGAGAAAAGAAGATTGGTATGGGTATTCTTTACCTATGCACATTTGGATTGTTTTGTATCGGATGGTTTGTTGACTGCATCCGGTACCTGCTGGCCGCAATACACGGAGAACGCATTCAGGGTAACAGACCAATGCAGATTTCCGCAGACGCACCGCTGCCAGTTGTGCCATCAAATGTAATGCTTGCAAATGGAGAGGTGTGTCATTACTGTGGACCTGCTACTTTTGTTAAAACAAAGAATGTGGTCGTTGGATATTCCGGAGGAAGCCGTGGTACAAGTGTCCGTATTGCAAAAGGTATGTCGGTACATCTTGGAGCGAGAAAAGCAGCTCCAATCCGTGGTGACGTGCAGGAGCGTACACAGGGAGTTCTTTCTATTACGAATAAGAGAGTTGTATTTTCAGCAAACAAAGGAGCTTTCGATAAGAAGATTTCGGCATTGTCAGCTGTAACTCCTTATCAGAATGGCATTGCTTTCCAGTTCGGCGATCAACAGTATCCTTTGGAAACCCGTCAGCCGGAATATATTTATCAGATATTGGCTCGTGTGGTTAATTCATCCGAGGACATCTAATGCCAGCATACAAATACACTCTCAAAAGTGGTAAAACACTATGGTATGCCAATTTCTATTACACCGACTGGACTGGAGAAAAGAAGCATATCTGTAAACGAGGGTTCAAAACACAGAGGGAAGCAAAAGATTATGAGAGGTCCTTTCTGGATCAGCAAAGCAGTTCAAGCGACATACTCTTTTCTTCCCTCGTTGCAAATTATCTTGAAGATATGGAACACCGCTTGAAGCCTACGACAATGGAGAATAAGCGGTTTATTATCGACACGAAGCTGCTCCCCTACTTTGGAAAACAGAAGATTTGTGACATTGATACAATAAAGGTCAGAAAATGGCAGAATGAGCTTATCTCCTATCGGGATGATGATGGAAAGCCATTCTCCCAAACATATTTAAAAACTGTGAACAACCAGTTATCAGCAATAATGAATTATGCTGTATCTCATTACCGCCTGCCTGTCAATCCATGCAGGGCGGCCGGCAGTATGGGAAAGAGCAAAGCGGATGAAATGAACATCTGGACGCAGAAAGAATATGAGAGGTTTTCAAATGCAATTAGCAAATCGTCTATGAAGCTTGCTTTTGATATTCTCTTTTATACCGGTATGCGTTCCGGAGAACTTCTGGCACTCACACCTGCAGACATTCTTTCATCAAAAAGAATTGATATCAATAAGAACTATGCAAAAATTAAAGGTGAGGAGCTATTCTTGGAGCCTAAGACACCAAAGGCAAAAAGATGTATTTCCATTCCGGATTTCTTATATGATGATATTCAAGAATACATTTCCAAGCTATATGGTATCGGAAATGGCGACAGGATATTTTACTTCCAGAAGACAGCTCTGGAAAAAGAAATGAAAAGAGTATCGGAAAGAATTGGTCTGAAGCCGATCAGAGTACATGACCTGCGGCACTCTCACGCAAGTATGCTGATAGAGCTTGGGTTTACCCCATTAGAGATTGCAGAACGTCTCGGCCACGAATCAATAAAGACTACTTTGGACACCTACTCACATCTTTATCCAGATAAAGATCAGAAGCTGGCAGACCGCTTGAACCAGTTTCGCAAGAATTGAATCTGTAAAGCCGTCTCAGACCGAGGCGGCTCTTTTTCTATCTGCGACTGTTTTCGATTGCACTTTTACAGGAAGCTGCACATCACAAGAATAATGCTCATTTTGAGTAGGAAAAGTAATGGCACATCATTCTTAACATCACATTAACATCACGGAGCAAAATAAAAGAGCCACAATCCCAGTAAAATAAGGATTCGTGGCTCAAATGTCCGTTATTCAAACTCAATAGTTCCCGGTGGCTTACTGGTCAAATCATAGAATACTCTATTGACTCCCTTTACCTCATTTATAATTCTGCTCATCACTGTCTGAAGTACCTCAAACGGTATCTCGGCTGCTTCGGCTGTCATGAAGTCCACAGTGCGGACTGCACGGACTGCAACGGCATAATCATATGTTCTCTCATCACCCATGACACCTACTGAACGCATGTTGGTAAGGGCTGCAAAGTACTGGTTTGGCATCCATGATGGTTCCTCGCCGTGGGCCTCTTTGTACTCTTTTGCTGCCTTTTCCACTTCGCTTCTGTAAATCCAGTCTGCATCCTGGACAATGCGTACCTTTTCGGCTGTGACTTCGCCGATGATACGGATTCCAAGGCCTGGGCCTGGGAATGGCTGACGGAATACGAGATAATCAGGTAATCCGAGCTCTAGTCCTACCTTGCGGACCTCGTCCTTGAAGAGGTTTCTGAGTGGCTCCACGATGTCCTTGAAATCGACATGCTCCGGGAGACCTCCTACGTTGTGGTGTGATTTAATGACTGCAGATTCTCCGCCGAGTCCACTCTCCACTACGTCCGGATAGATGGTTCCCTGTGCAAGGAAGTCAACCTTTCCGATTTTCTTAGCTTCTTCCTCGAATACACGGATGAATTCCTCACCGATGATTTTACGCTTGCGCTCAGGCTCTGTGACGCCTGCAAGCTTGCTGTAGTAGCGCTCCTGTGCGTTGACGCGGACAAAGTTGATGTCGAACGAACCGCCTTTGCCGAATACGCCCTCTACCTCATCGCCCTCGTTCTTGCGGAGAGGTCCGTG